ACGGCATCAACACTTGTTGAATCCCCGCACATCAAACGATGCTTTCCAAGTATCCAAACATCGCCAAGTTTTGTTACAGGTTCTTCGGGTATTTCGGGGACGGCATCTTCATCCGTCAATCCCTCCACCACGGTCGGGGTCAGCAGCGCATTGATTTCGTCCGTTGAAAATCCTGTCAACGACAAATCGAAATCCATGTCCTTCAGATCGCCCAGTTCTAGGGCTAGCATCTCATCGTCCCAACCCGCATTTAGCGCCAGCTTGTTGTCAGCGATGACATAAGCCCGCTTCTGCGCGTCAGAAAGGTGGCTAAGCCGGATACAAGGCACTTCGGCCAGTTGCAGCTTACGGGCCGCTAGAAGCCGTCCGTGACCGGCAATAATGCCGCCCTGCTCGTCAATCAAAATCGGGTTGGTAAAGCCAAATTCCTTGATGCTGGCAGCAATTTGCGCCACTTGCCCGTCATCATGGGTGCGCGAATTCTTGGCAAAAGGGATTAAATCGCCAACAGGAAGGTGTTCAATCTTCATTTACCCATCCGTTTCATAGCTTCGGCTAACTTCTTGCCTTTGTCAGCTTGGTTGAATTCCTTGGCTACTTTGACCGGTACGCCGACCTTCTTGGCGAACTCGGGATTGTGGGCGGCAGCCGCCATCATGCGGGCTTGGGCAGGGGAGTGACTGGGCATTATGTCCTCACTTGAGGAAGCGTAACTTGTAGAGGGTCGAATCAATCTGATCCGCAATCTCGTCCACGATGTTCTGAAGCTGGCTTTCTTCGGGCAAGTCCTTGCGGATATCGTCCACAAAGTCCTTGATCTGCGTCAGATACTTGACCGGCTCAGTAGCCAGGTGGAACTCTTTGGGGTAATTCGTGATTATGTCGTAGCACCCCTGATAAGCCTCTGCCCACTTGTCGGCAAGCTCTACGATTGCGTCGTAATACTCACCCAAAGCCATGTGCTGCGCAAACGACTTGGTTTGCAGGTGCATGAAGTGCGTAACGGTTGCCGAGTGAAAAAGAACACTAACAAACGCCGCCGCCGATTCGTTGTATTTCGACATTTTTCACCCTTTTTCAGCAATATCCCGATGATATTCGAGATTTTTCATGGTGTCAAGCCCGTAATTTGACCATTTGAGCAATCATAATTTCGACCGTATCTTTCACGCCTTGCACATCCCGAACGATTGCCCTACACCCAGTCCATTGCAACGCAAACTTTTGTTGACCCTCGGTTTCCTTACCTTTCGGGCCTTTGACTTCGACCAGCCATGTAACACCCCCAAAAGCGACGAGAAGGTCAGGTACGCCCTTTCCCATCGCCGCAAGGGATAGCACCGCACAGCCCCGCATTTTGAACTCTGTGACGATTTCCTGATGGTTAGCATCGACTTTGGCGGCGCGTCTCAATGGGATGCCTTCTCAATAGCTTTTGCTGCCTCAATCTCTGCAATGACTTCCGGCCCAGTCTCAATCGTGATTCGCATATCCTGAACCAGCAGCTCCATGCATACCCCATCAGCAAGTTCTGTTTCAGAGTAATCGCTTTGCGCCTGGCCAAACGCAAGAAATGCCGAGCAAATTCCGTGAAGAACTTCTAACGCTTTTCGTTCGTTTACCGTTGAAAATTGGCACATAGCTGCTCCGTTTGTTGTAACAATTCTTGTTCTGTCCCATACCGATTCTCGAATTCCTTGCGCCAGGGATGCCGACTGACGTATTCAGGGGTGTTTCTGCCGCTCCTGTGATGCGTCGGACACAGGCATATCACAAACATTTCACCCGCCCGCTTGCTGCCCGACAGAACGTGGTGAATATCCCCATCGGATCGCACACCGTGGAACAACCGGCAAACAATACAGCCCAAGTCTCTGACCTTGAAATGCCATTCCTGTTCAGCTTTCGTCAAGAGTCACTCCCGCATGGTGAGTTGCTGCCATCAGCCAGTCCAGCCATTCCGAGAACCGAGCCTTGGTGTATTTGCTCGTTCGCCTGCCAAGCATAACAACCCCTCCATTTAGCCCCATAGCCAGCCGTGGCGACGTTTCGCCCTCAAAAGCGGCTGTCAGTACGTCTTTCCATTCTTCGGCGTTCATGCGCGTTTTTGCGCCGTTCACCACCCATATTTTTTGCTTTGCCCAGGCTTCCAAGATAGGCCATTGCGCCGCGTTTTGGTCTAGGGTGCGGTCATTCATTCATTTCCCCTTGCCCGTATAGCAGCGGCGCACATTTCAGGTGTAGGCCAATCACCGCACGATTCTTCGCCTGTGTAAGTATCCACACACACCTTTGCACACGCCTCACGCTCATCAGCGCGAATTAACTCAGCAAATAATTCAATAAATTTTTTTGGAATCCGAACATTGTTGATTGATCCGTCATTTGCTTTGAGAAAAGCTTGTTCAGCAAGCTCTTTGATTCGTTCGTTCATTCATTACCCCTTGCTCGGATATTCTTCAACCCCAAATCAGCAACTTCAGCGTACTTTTGAATAATCAATTCGGCAAATTTTTCTAAAAATACATTTAGTTCTTTGTGGTTGAGGTCAAATAAATTGCCAGTCTCTTCATTGGCCTTGATTGCCAATTTTGTAATTCGTTCGTTCATTCATTACCCCTTGCTCGGATAGCCTCAGCACACGCTTCCACTGAGGATGTAGGCAAGCCAACTGCTTTGCACATTTGTTCTGTCAATATGCAAAGGTCTACACACGCCTCGCGCTCTGCGGCTGCAACAAGGGCGGCAAAGCGTTCGACCATATCCAGCGTCACTGTAACGCACATAAGATCAGGTGTGAAAATGCCAGCCTCTTGCGCCATTCGGATGATTTCATCAGTATTCATAATTCACCGTTGTCTTGTTTGTTTGCAGTACCTTCGCGCCGTTCTTCAAGTGGAATTGTCTCGCCATCTCAGTCTGCGGTGACATGGTGACAATCCGAAACCATCCTGGGCTTCTCATTTTCTTGACCAGCGCATTTACCAGTTTGCTACCGCATCCCGGTTTGTAAGACCAAACCGAATACAGTACGACAAAATTTGAAGTAGGTATCCAGCCCGTGACGAAAAGTTCGCGCTCTGTTTTCGGTATTGATTCCGGCTGACTGACGCACACAATTGCGCATATCTGCCGATCTTCCACCCACGCATAAACGCCACGATTTTTACCTTCAATGCGTCGCTTCGGGCTGATATTGGGACGCACAGGGTCATCGCGCAGGATCGGATCGGGTTGGAGTATTTGGACTAGCATCCGTTTTTCTCCCGCAGCTTGGCTTCGATGGCTGTTGCTAAATGCGCCCAGTATTGTGTTCGTTTGTATCGACCTTGGTTGTAATCAGCTACAGCTAAACATAGCCGCATATCTTCGTCCGTTAGCCCAACCCATTCTCGCCGTGGTGCGTGTTTGTTTTTACCGTCATAAAATCCACTCATGTAGGCAACGGTAAGTTCATCAGGTTCTTGCTTCTCTGCGGCCTCGATGGCTTTGCGAGCCTTAATCGCTTCAGGTGCATCTGACCAACCTTGTGCTTCAGCCGTCTCCAAAATGCACTCCGGCGAGTGATTGTCTGCGTTAGGCATGCGGCAGTTCGTGCCCATGCAGCGTGGCTCTTGCTTCTCTGCGGATGCGATGGCTTTGCGACCTGCCTCATACCCGCGACACCATGAGTTATATGCTGTCCCCGGATTAGCTTTTTTCTCCAATTCCCAAGCCTCATTCATTACTTCGATGCTCATGCTTCCTCCTCGAGGCTGTGGGCGGCGATAGGTTTGTACCACTCTGCATCAAATGCTTTCATGGCGGCAGCTGGTGAATCACCGAAACCGCAGACGCCAATTTGAATGTCCTCACCAAGAAGAGCACACCATTGGCTCCCATCACGAAACAGTTTTGGCTTGTAGAAAATGTTCGGATAGGTGTGCATGGCTGCTGCCTCTTGCCACGAGACTTGCACCATTTGCGCCGCATGGCAAATGGCGTTTGCCGCCATGTGTGAATCTTCGATGCTCATTTCCGCACCCATACGCGACACATACGACCGCTCGCGCCTTTCTTTTTACCATCGGTGTAAACAAAGTCCAGCCGCTCTAGTTCGCTCATCCTGCGAGCAATTGCGTTGTGGTCTAGGGTTGTGCGGGAAGCAATATCGTAGATCGTGCCAGGCTGTTCTAACGCGTGCAGGATGATGCCGTGGTGCTTAGTGGCTAGTTCTGCTGCCTGATCCGCTGCTGCATGGCTGGTATCAGGATCGGTGTTGCGTACACGCGGAAACTGCAAGTTGGGAAACCATTTATCTAGCATCATTTTTTTATCCATTCATAGAAAAGGTTGTTTTCTGTTGCCCTAACTTCTACTACCGAAAACTCAGCCGCAAACGCCCTCACTATTGCCGCTGATTCGGGCATTGCTGCTGCCCGTTCTTCTCGCGTCATACCTTGAACGCGTACTGCTGTTGCTACTCTTTCCCTCCAAGTTACGCTGCCCGTAACCGCAGGCGATACTGCGTCATATCCTCGCCTGGTCTTGCTGGTACTCCGATCTTGCGACCGTGTTCCATCGTAAGCTGATCGCTTGTCCACCATGCGACTACCTTTTTCTCAGGCATTGAGATTTCATCATCAAAACGTTCGCCGTTAAGCCAGCTTGCAGGGTGAGGAATGAACTGTTTATCTCGTCCTTCAGCAGTCCACATCCGTACATGATCGTCAATCGCCGTCAATGCTTTCTGTTGCTGCTCGGCAGTCAAACGCGACCATGCTTTGACTGCATCTTTACGCGCTACTTTTTTTGGGAACTTGCTGTAGAACTCGTCGAACATTTTTTTGCCTCCATTTCACGAATGTCCATCGCTGCGTCTGCTACACCGTGCCAATCTTCTTGCCGAACTTTCAACAACAAATATTGCAGCATGATCTCTTTGTCAGTCATAATTTTCCTTAAGCAAACTCAAAGGATGGTTGTTGGAGTCGTTTCTTTTGTAGTTCGGCATAAGCTGGATTCAATTCGCATCCAAGGTACTTGCGCCCTAAGTGTTGTGCTACCTGTGCAGTCGTTCCGCTACCCATGAACGGATCAAGAACAACACCACCAACAGGCGCACCGGCAAGGATGCAAGGCTCTATCAAGTCTTGCGGGAATACGGCGAAATGAGCGCCCTCGTAAGGCTTGGTAGTAACAGTCCATACGCTGCGCTTGTTTCTTACGTCTTTGACCAATCTTTCACCAACCACATGAGTTTCATGCCCTTTCGTTGGTTTGCCGTTGTCATCTTCATATTTGCCATGACTTTTTACAGTAACGCCAGCATGAATTGAATTTTCTGTTATCGCTTCTGCATCGTAGTAATACTTTTGCGATTTGCTCAACAGGAAAATGTATTCATGCGCCTTAGTGCAACGATCCTGCACGCTCTCAGGCATTGGGTTCGGTTTGTGCCAAATTATGTCTTGACGCAGATACCAGCCATCAGCGCGGAGTGCAAAGGCCAGCATCCAAGGAACGCCGATAAGGTCTTTTTCCTTCAAACCGTCTAGCTTGTTGCCACGCCTTGCACACGTTTGCGGTAAGTCTTGATCGTTGTTGGCAACTGACTGTTTTACCAAGGCTTGACCTTTGCCGGGTCTGTAGTTGTAGTAGCTGTCACCAATGTTCAACCACAACGTGCCGTTATCTTCCAGCACATCCCACACACATCGAAACACTTCAACCATAGCAGCGATGTATTGTTCCGGCGTTTCCTCTAGCCCGATCTGACCTTCATGCCCGTAGTCACGAAGTCCATAGTAAGGAGGCGATGTAACGCAGGTTTGCGCCTTTACGTTTTGACGCGCCCACTCTCGCATCGTTTCTCTACAGTCACCGAACTCTATAAGGTTCATAGTATCTCTTAGTAGTTATCTGCTCTTTGGTGAGCGCACGTAGCCTTAGCCTGTGCGCCCTTTAGTAGCTGCTCTTCGGAGCCGCGACACGCGACAGTCTTTCGGTCAAGGGCACTATCTTCGCCACCCTTCTGCGTGCTGTTGCAGACCCTAGCCACCAGTAGCACTTTCCAATCGCATCGCTGTTGCTCTCATTGCCCAATGCGTTGTAGTCCAAAAAAAAACCCTCTGATCTGGGCTTCAGGTCGCGGTGGTGGGTGAGCAAGAGATACTCGAAACACAACCGAAACCCAGATCAAAGGGTTCTTCTTCTCTTGTCGCCCCACCACAGAGCGGCCCGATCTTTCTCTCGGACAAACACACAGTAAACGACTTTTTTTTGTTTGTCAACTACTGCTGCGGGACGATCTCGGCAACCATCTGCTCGACGGGGATGTAATCAACAGGATTGACCACCAGCGCCCCGTTCGTGATGACTTGGAGCTTGTACGCCACGCCCTCGGGAATCTGCCCCCGTTTAGCCCATTGGCTAACTGCCTGGCTTGTAATGCCCAATGCCTCTGCCAGTTTGCGCCGATTGCCGAAATGCAGCTCTGCCTGCTGAACTTTCATACTGCCCCCTATAGTTAAAGAAAACTTGCAAAGTATTGTATCCTGTGCAAAGCTATCTTGTCAAGCGCCGTTGCATTAGTTAACATTACTTTACAATTTTCCTTTGCAACAAGTGTTGACAATGTGCAATTAGGTAAGTAAAGTCTGTCCTGTAGCACTTGATTGACAACAACAAAGGAGCAACAAAATGAACCGCGACAAAATGATCGAACTGATGGAAACCGGCGCAACGTTTGATTGGAACGAAGAAAAATTCTTCCACAGCAGTTTTCGCAAAGGTTGGAGGAAAGTGGAACGAAGCAACATTTCATGGCAGGCAGTTAAACGGATGCACGGAATTGGTGGAACAAAACGGCTCGTAGAAGAAAACAAAATTTACCGATTGGTCTGAACAAACAGGGGGCGCAAGCCCCCGCTAATTGACAACAACAGGAGACACCATGAACCTCTGCAAAGACTGTAAGCACTACAAGAAAAACGCCGACAACATCGAGGCATCTGAATGCACACGCAAGCCGCAATTCTCGCCCATCAGCGGAAGCGTACTGCCGACTTTCTGCAACCTTGAACGCGCTGCTTGGGGAACGTGCAAACACGAAGGCATCCATTGGGCGCTGCCGGAAACCACAACGGCAATTGAATCATGACCGGCGACCGCGCAGTAGCTATTGGTTTCACCATCATTTTTTTACTGATCGTCACGGGGGTACTGGCATGAACAAATCCGAATCCATCGCAAATCTTGCGACCGCGCTGGCAATGGCGCAAATGAACATCAAAGGCGCAATCAAGGATAGTAACAATCCTTTCTTCAAATCCAAGTACGCCGACCTGTCCTCGGTGGTCGAAGCCATTCGTCCTGCCTTTGGTCAATGCGGGTTGAGCTACATTCAGCGGGTTGAGCCGTCCGATAAAGACGAAGTACGCGTTGAAACAATCCTGCTCCACGCATCCGGTGAGTGGTTGTCCTGTGGGGTGCTTAACTTGCCGGTCAGCAAGGCTGATGCCCAAGGCTACGGTAGTGCTTTGACGTATGCCCGCAGGTATAGCCTTGCCGCTGCCTGTGGTGTTGCTCCCGAAGATGACGACGGCAATGCGGCAAGCGGTAAGAATGCCCCTCAGAAACGCTTAGAAACGCTCAACACGCATTTGGACGCTATCGCCGCAGTTATTACACAGGATGCGCTGAAAACGGCTTACACGGTTGCCTATAAAGCCGCCAAAGAAGTTAACGATAACGAAGCCATGACAGCTATTGTCGCCGCCAAGAATTCCCGCAAAGCCGAACTGGAGGAAGCATGAACAATCAACCAGCATTTCCTGCGCCATCAGGAGTCGCTCACATTACCGACCAAGGCATGACTCTGCGCGACTACTTTGCAGCGAAGGCACTACAAGTCTTTTACAAAGATTTGGTTGGCGATGAATCCACACACCCCGACTCTGTTGCGTACTGGTGCTACCTGATGGCAGACGCAATGCTGAAAGCGAGGGAAGCATGAAAGTTTTGTCAATGCCGCAGGGTAGCCCCGAATGGCTCGCCGCTCGCGCCGGTAAGGTCACAGCCAGCCGGATCAACGATGTTATGGCATCCAAGACCACAGCAGCTTATCGGGATTACAGGGCGCAGATTGTGGCTGAGATTCTGACGGGTCAACCGCAGGAATCCGGCTTTACCAATGTTGCAATGCAATGGGGAACGGAGCAAGAAAAGTTTGCCCGCGCTGAGTACGAACTCGCTTGCGATTGGACGGTGGACGAAATCGGAATCGTGCTGCATCCAACAATTGAACGTGGCGCAGCTTCACCTGATGGACTGGTGTCTACCAATGGCTTAGTGGAAATCAAGTGCCCTAAGACGGCTACGCACCTGCAAACGTTGGTGGACAAGAAACAGCCTCGCCAATACGAAAATCAAATGCTGTGGCAAATGGCTTGCACCGGTCGGGAATGGTGCGACTTTGTGTCATACGATCCGCGACTGCCCGAAGATTTGCAGTTGTTTGTGCATAGGTTCGACCGCGATGACAAGCGCATCGAGGAAATCGAAGCAGCAGTAACTCAGTTCTTAAATGAAGTAACCGAAATGATTGACAACATAAGGAAGAAATGATGGCTTACATACCGAAACCTGGCAGCTTCACGCTGTTCAAAAACGCCAAGAAGGAAACCGACAATCATCCTGACTACAGGGGCGATGGCTTGGACATGAACGGCGAACCTGTGTGGGTATCAGCTTGGATTCGTGAGGGCGCAAAAGGCAAGTTCATGTCGTGCAGTATGCAGCACAAGAACAAAGACCAGCCCAAACAAAAGAAAGCTGGCGATATGTCGGACTTAGATAACGACATCCCTTTCTAGTCAACGGGGGAAAGTTGGTTAGCAATCCCGGCAGTAGGACAACCGATATGCAAACTTGCCTTGCAAAATCGGGCTAACACAACAAGTACCCCACCAATTTGAGGAACAACAATGGACTACGATTATTTTGGAAAAATTCGTGAATGGGCAAATGATCGCAACTTAGTCAAAGGTAGCACCCTGCAAGCGCAAGTGGTCAAGCTGCTAGAGGAATCCGGTGAACTTGCTGCTGGCGTTGCTCGCAATGACATAGACCGCATCGTTGATTCAATCGGCGACATTATGGTTGTGTTGACCATCATTGCCGCGCAGATTGATATGCCAGTCGAAGAATGCCTTGATCTTGTGTGGCAAGAAATCCGCTACCGCAAAGGCAAGATGGTTGACGGCATCTTTGTGAAAGAAAACGACAATGGATGAAGAAGCTCAAACTGTAGCTTGCACACAGTTGCTTGCAAATGTCGTAAGCCTTGCGGTACTTGATGCGTGTCTTAAGCCGGTCAAACGCAAAGGCCCGGAAAGGCACAAGGTTGACATAGCGCAAGACAAAGCCATCGACGCAATGATGTTTCTAATGGACGGCGCACAGCACTACGTCGAAATGATCGGCATGGAAGGCGAGCGATTCAAGAAACAACTGATAAAAGCAATGTGGGACGAATCGCCAAACTATTTCACCAACACCATCACCGCAGAACAACGCCGCAATTTTCGATTCAATCTTTACTTTTGGCAAAACAACCCTGCTCGACGCAGGTTCTTACCGGAGGATGATAACGATGAGATTAGCTGATGCAATTAACTGGATGATGACTTACGACGCATTGCAGCCCGATCTGATAGACGTATCAAACTGGAGGCCACACGATCCACGCCGATACGACGAAAAACGCAAAGGCTGCATTGAGTACCTGCGGGAACGTAATCTCTACATTCTCGACGGCAAATTCACGCCTACCAAAGCCTCACACACCGACATTACCGTGATCTTCAACCGCGCCCGCCAGCAACAGGGCGAAACATTGATACAGGTAGCTAAATGAAAACTTTACTTTGCTTCGCAGTCATCATGCTAAGCGGCTGTGCATCGCTGCAAACTGCCAGCACTACCGTTCCCGAAGCTGTCTCAAGTCTGCAAGTGGAAAAGGAAGTCCCACCGCTGTCCAGGCTGGAAGTTATCAACGGGATTGGCGAGTGCGAGAAAGCCGGTATGCGCCCCGTAGTCATCAGCACGAAGCGCAAGGTCAATAATCAGCTTGTTCCGTCTGTGGTGGATGTAACGTGCCTGCCCAAGCTCTGAAACCCCGCGCCCGTCAGATCATCGCTGCCATGCGTGAAGTGTTAGCCCGCGACCTTGAAATGACTGGCTTCAACATAGCCGAAGTCTTGAATGAGGATGTGGGAACGATTGGCAGCTATCTCAACGGCATGGCAAAGGATGGCTTAGTGTTTCGCATGGGTCTTAGGCTGCAATACAACGGCAAAACACGGACGAAGCATATGCTGTGGCGGCTCAATCACAAACTAATCAGGGAATTGGAAAATGGGTCAACCGCGACGATGGAGGCTGGAGGGGCATCCAGCGCAATGCTCCAAGTGCAAAGCAATCAAGGAATCAGACCAGTTCAATTTGACAAAATACGGGACGCTCTCGTCTTGGTGCAAAGAGTGTCACCGCGTTCTGTGCCGTGAAAATTATCACAGGGGGAAAAAATGATATTTTTTGGGGGCTTATTTATGGTTGCAGTATCGTTTTTAGTATTTGTTATGTTTGCTAATCTGGTCAATGACAAAAATTCATGGCTTGAGGATTTTTGCGCTGCTACGATGATGATGGGAGTCGGAATAGCAATTATTGGCGTTCTAACTTGGATTGGAAAGTTTTTATGAAAGACTATTCAGAAAGCATCCTTGAAGTGGACAGGATTCGCAAAGCTATCCACACCGCTGCATTGTCTCAGCAATGGTGGAAAGCCGACGCGCTTACCAATGATCTGTTGGTTGCGGTTTCGGAATTGAAAGTCGATCTCTACAAACGCAAAAGGGAAACTGATGGAAAACTATGAGCGTTGCAAAGTCTGTGATGTGGCTTTCAAGGCGGGCGATAAGGTCATGTGGTGCAAGATCAAAACTTGCCCTGAGACTGAACAGCGGGAAATGAGTGAACAGCAATACCGCTGGATCATGCACAAAAAAGCCGCGCTTCGTCAGTTCGACGCTTGACCAATCCTGGCAGGACTTTACCCCCTGCCTTGGTGAACTTCATGAATTCAGCCGCAGCAGCTTCATAATCCCGGCGCAGCACCTTCTGACGGAGGGTGCTGCGCTGTAGTGTTCCCAAACCAAGATTAAAAGCAAAACAGACAAGAGCATCGAATTTAGATTGAGTAAGCTCGCCGCAATACTGGGTAACGCCGCGCTCAAATCGCTCAAGATCGCTTGCAAGAATTGCATCCACTTCCTCCTTGCTCCACACCCGATTATCTGCGGGATGTAAGTCTACTTTCATTCGGTCAGCCATTGTCAGCTTAGCATGGTCGGGATACATGACATGGCCTACCCCAACCGTCCACAAGTTTGCAGGGCATCGGTAAGGCTTGTATCTTACGCCCTCATGGTGTGCAATCATCTTGATGCACAGCGGCGAGACTTTCATCGCTTGAAAGCCTGCCCGCCAAAATAGAAAGCAATGATGCTGCTGAAAATGATCTGCGAGTCGTCATCCCATAGATTGTTCAGCGCCACATCAAACGCCACGCCCGTTTTGAAGGCGTACAGGAAGCCAAACACATCCACGAACACCAGCAGCAGGAACATCCCATAAGCGATGCCAGGACGCACCATAGCGCGAGCATTGACTACCCATTGACTTGCACCCCTTGCGCTGTCGGTGTCGTGCTGTAGCAGCGCCACCTTCTCGGTTACGGCTATCTGCTGCGACTGGACGGCTAATTCCTCCGTCCGGCTTTGCGCCTGCACCCTGATCTGCTCGGTCTTGATTTCTTCAATTTGTTTTTCAATCTCAAAACCAGCTTTTCTGAGTTCTAGCTCCCGCTCAATCTGCATTTGCGCCAAAGCAAGTTCATGTTTCTTGTCGGCGCGGTCTTGGAAGAACGACAATATCGACGGCAACCCGCCCATAAGAAACGACAGCGAAGTGGAGACAAGAGATAGCATTTCAACCCCTAAAGTAAATGGCGACACCAACCGTGATGCAGCCGATCAATACGAATACGACAATCCCCGCCATCATCAGCAATTCTTCCTGTTCTTGTTTCTTCCTAGCGGCGCGGTCTTTAGCTAACCTGGCTTTGCGGATAGCTTCTCTAGCGGCTTCATCTTGCTCCCCAACAATACGCTGCCGTTCGGCGCACAGTTCGTGATACAGGTCTAGCTCGCCCTTGAGCGTAAACATATCGCGCAGTTCTTGTTCAAACTCGCGCATCTGCTTGCGCTGCATGACAATGGTAAAAGCCTGTGACAGCGCCGATTCATGCTGTTCAGCTTCCTTTGGATCATCAGGCTTTGGTGCTGCCTTTGCCGCTTCGACTTGCTTAGCGGCTTTCTCAATCTGACCTTGCGCGGTAAAAAATTGGGACAGTTCTCCGTAACAATCACGGATTTCCTTACCCATGTTGATCGCCTCTTTGACAAAGGCGACCGACGTTTTAGCTACAGCAAACGCTGCTCCTATGGTAACGGGGTCGATCATTCATTTAGCCCCCTGTTTTTGTCACCAAGTGCAGCAACAAAAGAATGATAGAGCCAGCACACGCCAGCAAAATTGATTCAAGGCGTTTGATGCGGAGGATGGATTCTTTCCATCGTTCGGCGCAAACGGCTTCATGCGCTAGGAATTTTGCCGATAGGTCATCCATTGTCCTCTACCCATGATTGAGAATCTTCACCCCATACATACATTTTTCCATCAGTCGGCATAGGAACAGGCGCATTCCATTGACAAGTGTTCTCATCTAACACCCAAGACGCAAACGGCTGCGGAGGAATGAAAGCATCGCGCTGTGCATCGTAGATATAACCTATTCCCGCATAGTTTTTTCGGATTTGTCCATTATATGAAGTGCGTTTGCAAACTTGTTGACGAATTTCACCATAAAACAATTCCCAATCATGCGTTAAATCCGTTTCATCTTTGCCAACGATGACTTCGGTCACAATGTTATTTTCATCAAGAAAAGCATAATGTGCCATGTGCGCCTCAAGCAAAAGTTGCTGTGCCTGTGCCAGCCGTCACAGTCGTTGTTTTGTAGCCGCCGCTTGATGCCGTAGAACCCGTCAAGCCGCCGCTCAGAGTAATCGTCAATGTGTCAGGGTATTTGATAACAACAACACCCGAACCGCCGCTGCCGCCGTTTCTGAAACCACCATCATAGCCGCCGCCGCCGCCCCCGCCCCCGGTGTTGGCAGTTCCATTGTTGCCTGGCCCGTTGGTCGTTGCTCCACCGCCGCCCGTTCCTGCTGTGCCTGGACTGTAATTTCTAGTGTCCGAGCCACCACCGCCGCCGCCAGCATAAGTGCTGCCTGTAATCGTGGAAGTGCTGCCATTGCCACCGCTGCCCGCACCGCCTGCGCCGCCCGATGTTCCAACGGCAAATGCACCACCGCCGCCACCTTGTTGAATCGTGCCGCTTTTAAGGCCGGTGTTTGCGCCACCGTTATTACCTTGACTTGGGCTAGTTGAAGGCGTGTTTCCAGCACCACCTGCGCCGTTTGTGGTCGGACTGTCACCATACGCGCCGCCGCCACCCGAGCCGCCATCCCCACCGTTGGCAATAGCCGCGCTCGTTCCGGAAGCATACGAACCGCCGCCACCACCGCCCGCCGATGTGATGGTATTGAATACAGAATTAGAGCCTGATCCAGCGCGAAGGCTTGCGCCGTTCGTTGTGCCGCCTGCTCCTACTGTTACTGTGTAAGCAATGCCAGCGAGCAATGATTGCGATAGCAGTTCTCTGAAGCCACCCGCACCACCGCCGCCACCAGTATTGCCGCCAGCACCACCTCCTGCCACTACCAATACATCGGCAGAAAATGCCAAAGAACCACCAGCCAGCAAAAAGTTTTTAGCTGCAAACATTATGGGGTGTATCCCTGTGCGATGCTGCCGTACCAATTCGTTCCGTCAGCGATGAAGGTCAGAATGTCCATTTTTCCGGCTGTTGCGGTAATCGTTGGAGCGCCAGCAGTACCCCACTTCACGCCGGTGAATGTTGCAGTACCGTTACCCGTTGAAGCTGCTTGCTTGAGCAACAAGACAAAAGACTTACCAGCGGTTGCCGTGGGCATCGTGAACGTGCAAGCCGTCGAAGCGGTAAGCGTCGCGGTTTGAACCGTGCCATTTGTCAAAGCGATAGTGTTGGATGATGTAACCGTACCAATTGCGACCACGCTTTCGACGTAGTTAGTAACGGTCGGATTGTTGACGGTTGGGCTGGTATCCAGCACCATCTTGCCTGTGCCAGTAACTGCATTGGTCAGCGTCACGCCGCCATAGGTCAGAGTCCCGCCGATAGTCTCGTTGCCTGAGACATTTAGATTCGTGAAACTGTTGCCATTCAGTAATTGGAATCGAGTGCCATCATATTCAATCAGCACCACTTGACCAGCCACCATGTCGCCAGCCACTAGCGCAGTTGATCCTGTGCGAGTGATTGACTTTGAACCTACGCCGTCAATGTTGATCGTCACCGCGCCGGTGTTGGTGTTGGCAACCACAAATGAAAATTGATTGCCCGCTGCGTAAGCAGTTAGCGCAGGGGTCAATGATCCGGTAAGCGTGTCAGTACCCGTCACCGTGATGAGCTTGTCCGTCCCGCCTTGAATCTGCGAGTATCGAGCGGCATCCGTTCCAACCGTTGCAGCCCCAAGACCTGTGATCTTAAATCCCGCCATCGGGATGTTGTTGGTAACAGTTGTTTGCCCGTCCTTAGTGATTGCGGTACTAAGTCCGTTTGCAAGATCAGACGTCAGCGCGTTAAACGCTGTCGAACTAATAACTGTGCCTGCAACGACAGGTTGCCCAGTCGTATTGATCTGAAAAGTACCGCTGCCGTTGTAGCTCATTGTTGTGCCCCTTGCGTGGTTGCTTGTCCTGTTGCTGCGCCTGTCATACCTGCACGCCTTGCCCGTTGTGCATTAATTTGCTGAATGAATTTATCCAAGTCTTGCAATTCCATCTTTGCCGCTGGCCCTTGTTTCATCAGCAATTCAGCCAGTTTGTTTCGCGTTGCTTCGGGCATCTGCCTTGCAGATAGCGCATTGCCAAAGTTCTGCATAGCACCCATCAAATTACCGCGCCCAATGTCCAAAGCCCCGCGACCTACATCACCAGCCGCACCTAACTCCTCTGCCGCTGCAAGTCGTGACGCAGTCTGTGATCCCCTGCCAACTGTTTCTAGTTGTTTGAGTTTGCCTTCCTTGGCAATCTCAGCAGAGAAGCGCCGGAAGTCATCACCGAATGCCATGCGTAGCGGATCGCTCGTCTTAGATTCCTTCCACATTTTCAGCAAAGAAGTTTGACCGCCCTCTGTGCCTGCCTTGTCGCGGATAGCTTGAATCGTGCCAATCCTAAAGGCTTCCAATTCGCCAGGGGTCATGCCCTTGATGATTGAGGGCAAATCAACCACATCCTCGCGGAATATCTCTCGACCACGCTGCAATGCCGCCTGTGCTTCCGCTGGGCCTGCAAACGCATCCCGCGCCAGCTTGTAGATTGAATTGCCTTGCTTGTCTTTGGGAGACAATTCGTCTAGCTTGCGGGTCAATTCATTGCGAAGGCTGTCCGTTGCGCGGCTTTCTGCCGTGGCTTTAAAGTTGACTTTCTCTTTCTCGCCAATCGTCCACAAGGCTTTTTTCAGCGTATCCAATGCTTCAAACGACAAATCATCGCCAGGCTTGATTTTGGACAGGTCTAGCGATGTCTTACCTTCACGCCTAGCCAAGTCTTGCGCGGCTTTCCACGAATCCGGTGCACGCTGAATCAGCTTGTAAAGGCTGTCATCCACCCGAACCGACATTCCTTGCAATTGCTCGTATAACGGCGCTGCTTTTGCCGCTTGCTCTGCAATAAATGCTTCCTCGGTTTCCTTGAAACCTTTGCCCAATCCGGTAGCTTCTTCTGCTGCGCTTACGATCCTGCTTGGCCTTCCCGCTTGACGCTCACGGATAGCCCGTTCCATTGTCTCTTTAGACTTGCCAGGAAGGGTCGCCAGCACATCCGCAAGGCGAGTCGTACTCTGCCCACCAACATCGGCAATTCGTGCCTCAGGCCCTAGCGTTTCAAGCCTGGCCATGCCTCTTGTGGCTGGAGTGCTTAACGACCCCGGCTGTTCAAACACCGATCCGCGTGGCACATCCCTGAACAATGCTTCGGCAAGTCGCATCCGCGCTGCATCTGCTGCGACCGGAGGCATCATGCGTTGCGCGATTTGACCTCCGACAGCACCCAAAACGCCGCCAGTTGCTTGTCCTGCCGCTCCAAGACCGCCGCCCAAAGCCGCACCCTGTGCCACATCCCGCGCCATGCCGCTAACGTCTTGTGCTGTGGATTCACCCAAACCGCCAGCCGCACCAGTCACCGCGCCGCCTTTCAAGGCTTGAGCAATCCGCGCCGCAGGGGTCATCATGGTTGCCGCTTGCGTAGCCGAACCTATTGGAATCAATGCCGTGGGCGCTGCGGTCATGCCTCGCGTGATTGCGCCGGTAATCGGGTATTCCTTGCCGAATTGCTCAGTCATGCCGCGCACATAGTCGCGGGCAGACTTGTACCGCTCGCCCATAGACTGATCGCTAAACGGCGCACCAAACGCTGCCGCACCAGCACCCGCAAGCTCATCAAGGAAGCCAAATGTCGGCCCTTGCAAAGCGTTTACCGCGCCCGCAATTGATGAACCTCCAGGCGCATTGATTACTTCGCGCCCTGCCCGCATTGAGGGCGATTCTTCCCTCTCTGCGCTTGTCACTAATACAAAACCCTCCGGCAAAGGCATTTATCTTGCTCCTTGTACGGGTTGCCAAGTTTGCCCGCCATCGGTCGATATAATTTCTTGACCAGTAGAGGGGTTTCTTGCTCGCATTGGTTGTTGCGCTTGCTGTTGAATCCGCTGCATCCCCGGCCCTGCTTGCACCGTAAGACCGGCAACGGCGTTGCGGCGGTTCGCGGCCTTCTGTGCAATGACTTGCGGAGAATCACCCGGTTGCGGGAAGTATTGCCGCTGAGCATTTGCAAATTCTGACGGACTGATAGACGCGCCGGATTCTTGACGAAGGATCGCATTTACAAAGTCGCGTTGCGCCTGCTCTACTTGCTGTTGTTGCGGGCTTTGCGTGACATTCAGCATTGCACCCACGCTTTCACCAACAAACGGCAATGATTCGCCTGCACGCTTGAGTATTCCAGGCTGAACCTTTCCACCTTGGCCAATATCGTTTAGCACCTGATCCGCTGCCGCTGCGCGAGTTGCAAACAATGTTCCTTTTGCTTGCGCTTCGGTCAATGGCCTGCCGCTTTGTAATGGAGTGCCTGCCGGAGTCAAGACCGGAGTGGCTGTTCCGGTGCGCGGATTGAATGCCATCGCACCGCCCTCAGTTTCTTGGAAACTCATAGCGGGGTTTTGCGCTTGCCATTGCCGCAGCTTCAAATCCTCAAGGCTGATACCCAACCGCTGCGCATCTAACCTTGCTTGCTGTTGCTGTGCAGCAGAAAGGCTGCTAAATGCTCGATCCGCGAGTGTTTTTTCTTGCGCGAGTCGTGCAGCAGTATCGGGAGAAACACCGCGTTGTGCAGGGCCAAGATTGCGACGCTCGCCCGACTTGGTAATGCCTATCAAAGTCGGCACGCCATCAACCTCAAGGATTTGCGTTTCCTTGATTTCATCCGGTTTCGGCATATTAAAAACCGGCTTCATCGTGCGCGGGTCAAGCAACGTCTCGCCTTCTTTAACTACAATCGGCGCTTTTGGCGTCATCTGTGACAGCAATTGCGACATGGCAAGTTGACGCGCTTGCGGATCGCGCAAAGCGGGCAAAATGCTCGGATCGACAATGCCAGGCGCACGCGCAGGAACAGCCGGACGGTTTGGCTCAAAGTTGCCTTGGTCATCAATAGCAGTTACTGGCGGGCGCTCCGGCAAGGCTTCTTGCCCTTTCATGTGCCCGAACAGCGTTGCAATGTCCGATGCGCTTTCCCGCTGCGCTCTTTCGCCTAATGCTTTCTGTTCTTCCATCAAATCGCGTTGCGTCTTACCTGCCACATAACCTTGCAACAACTTGGCAAGTCCAGTTAGCGGAGACGTTTTCGCCTGTATGCCGCCATAGCTAAATGTCTCAGCAGGTTGGAATGCTTGCTGCTGCATCATCTCAGCCATGCGTTGACGGCGAGCAATATCAGCCATCTCCGTTTGATACGGACTTGGCAAAGTAAAACTAATTTGTTCAGCCATTTTCAATACTCCAAATTAAAAGCCAAACAAGCCTTTAAACGCCGTTGGATTCGCGCCATACGCACCAAGACCAGCGCCAAGCAACCCAGTCAATCCCGACATATTTGCGTTTTGCTGCGCTTGTTGCAGTCCATATTGATTCATGGCCGCTTGCCCTTGCGCTTGCGCTCCAGCAAAAATCGGCGCTGGCGCAACTTGTGCAGCCTGATAACCTTGGAATTGCGGCATCTGAATTTGCGAACCTGACAGCAAGCCAGTAATTTCGTTCAACGGTTGTTGACGCATTGCCAACTGCCGCGACAGTTCTTGCTGCTGTGCCGCATTCTGTGCTGCCATTTGCGCTTGCTGTTCGTTAAATCCTTGCGCCCGCGCTCCGGTATCAAGGCTAATGCCCTGCAAAGCCGCTTGGCTCAACAGATCGTTGCGGTTCTGCGCTGCTTGCGTTTGTGCCGTCCTGTAAGCCTCTGATCCTGGCGTGATGCCCTGATTAGCAAGCTGATTTTCCATTGCAGCTTGTTGGCGTTGCAGTTGCGGCTCTAACCGCGCCATGATCGCTTGCTGCCCCGTCATTCCTGCATTGACCGGCATTTGTGCAAGGTTAGACAAATCAAGGCGGGTTTGCAGTCCTTGCCCTGCTGTTCCAGTAGGCGCAAAGGCTTTGTTAATCACATCTTGGGCTGTTGTTGCGCCAGTTTCACCAAGACTTGCAAGCAGTTTTTGAACTCTTTGCTGCGTGTTAAATGTTTCTTGCGCTGTTGGAGTTAGGGATTGCTTGACCGTTGGCTGGTTTGTGGTCGGATCAAACGTAACTAACTGCGTTCCAGCGGGCGAATAAATGTTTGGATTATTTATATAACCCTGTGCTATTGCTGTTTCTTTGTTAGCCGCGCCTTGCGCTGCCGCTGCGCCAGCATAATCAGGAACTGCTGGCGCTGCCGGTTGAGAACCGCCGCCAAATATCGTTTCGACAAGTTTAGCCATGAACTTCCTCCAATTCCTGACGCATCCACTTTTGAGCGTCTTTTTTCATCAATCCATAAATGCACACATCGCCATTTTCATGTGCATTACGCATAACGCCTTCCAACTTAAAACCCATGTGATTCGCAAATCGCCGTGACTTTTTGTTGCTCTTGAGGATCGTTCCTGTAATTCGCTTGCATTGCAACTGCTCAAACGCATAACGCACAATTGCATCCATGAAACCCCTGCTAATTCGTTCAGCAGCAATGTGCATCAAAATGTTCGGATGTTGGTAGCAATCAAACACCACACCAGCCACTAATTCCTCATTGCTGTTAAGCAATCCGATTGCAGAGTAGTTCTGCCATTCCTCGGTTTGCCCTTGCTTGCTTGCCACATAGCGCCCGATGAGTTCTTTCGGCTCGGTAATGATCTTCATATACCAGCCCAACCCGTTTGATACACCACGTCAGTCGATGCCCATTCAATCTGTATGCCGCTACTGGCGCTTTTCAACTGAATTGCGCCGCAGTACCCGATGCCGGTAATGCCTTGCCAGTTGTTTGTGATCGTCGAATCCGATCCCCACACGCCAACATCCCACAAAGACGTGCCCCAAACGCCATAGCTTTGAGGACTGTAAGACAGCGCGGCAGTAGTGTCTTGAATGTCAAAATCGACGTTCATGCCGACAAAAATAGCCGGTTGTCCGTTGGTAAACAGGCTAGGTCTTGCGCGAGTGAAATACTTCTTAACGCCGCGAGAACCATAGTAATTGAAGGCTTGTAGCGTGTTGGCAGGGATGTTTGCCGTATTGTCTTGATAGTCTAACGTCCACGCTTTGCCGACGAAGCCATTCCCGCCGAAATAAGGGTCATCGTTGTAGATTTCCCAACAATTAGCATTCCAACCGGTAAAGTTGCACCATGCTTTTGTGATGTTGTTCATGACATACTGCTGCTGCTGCGAACCTTCGGACGTTGGCACATTGACAAACAGCGCATTGTTTTTTGCGTTGTAAAGAATCTGCCAGCCAAAGTTGTCTTGATAAGCTCGCGTCGCTTCTGCAAATGCGCCTTGAATCTTGTCCGATAGCGCCACCCTTGGATCAAGCCGAGAACTCTGCACAGCAGACGCAAGCGGATAAAGACCGTCAAGCGTAAGGATCAACAGATCGCCGGAATACTTGAACATACACCGCTTGCCAATGGGAGTGCCTAGCTTCCACACGCCAATCAGCGCCCATGTCGATGCGCTTGCAGGGTCAGTCCCTCGATACGCAACGATCTCGCCATTGCTGGTCACAAACACTAGGTTATCGTCAGCACCATAACCAGCATCAATCGTCCATGTTCCAATCGCAACAAGATAGCCACCAAACCGACAGATTGAACTCAGGTCTAGCTGTTCAGCCGCCCCACCAATGGAGGAAGTAGGCAGATACCACGCCTTGAGGGTGTTCTTTTGAATGAACCAAACGCGGTTTTTGAACAGCGTCACATCGTCAAGCGTTGTCGTGGTAACGCCCGTTATTGCGGGAGTCGATGCCCCTGTGATCGATGTCCAGTTCGTGCCGTCATACAGCAAGGGAGCATCTACACCGTTGGCGCAATACATATAAGAGCCGCCAGGCGTAGAAACGTTGACGTATTCCCACCGGCTGTTGGTTAGTCCTGATACTACCGCTGCACCAACCGCACCGCCCGCTGTCACGTTGTAGATTTTGCCGCCAGCAACTGCAAACAATCGTTCAGCAGAACCACCGGAATAATTGAACAGGCTTTCGACTTGTCCTGTAATGCCTGTCGCAAATTGCTGATAGCCGCCCCGTAGGTTGACGCTTGAGACAGTCGGGAACATATTGGTAAGCTGGACAGCGTCCGTTGCTTCCATATTGGCAAGCGAATCGCGGGCATTCCAGCCACCAATAGGCGCAGGCAAGGAAGCGACTTGCGCCGCTGTGCCTTGAATCATCATCCGACGGCGTGCGCTGGTTGCCATCAGTTCGTCCCGTAGCCGCTATCGGGAATGTTGTCGTAGCCAATGAGAACTGTGCCAGGACGCGGAGCAAGGGACAAGTTAGCGGAGGACATATCAAGAGCCTTCGCTGCTTCCAATTCGGTCAGATAGTTACGCATCATTGCTGTGGTGTCAAAGCCTTTAGCCTCGAAATACTTCAGCTTTGTAGCGTTGACCATCAGTCGGTCAGGATAGATACAGGTGTCGGTGTCAGCAGTAAAGGAATTCTTGACAGTCCCATCCGCAGCTTGCGCCCATCCTTTGCTGCGGTACTCAAAGCCAAGATATTCAGCCGTAGACATACCGGGCCAAATCTGAAAGTATGCACCAAGCAAGCGCCAACGAATACGCGGGCCGGTTGAGATATAGCCCGACAGTAACCATTCCCATTGCTGTGCATCTTCCGGGCCAAGCATTTCCCAATGCTTCGACTTATCCCACATCGTGCGCGGGACAAGACTTTCGTAGTCGCTCGGTAGCGAATACTTGATTTTCTGAAAGTAGGCAGTAGCACCTGCGGCGCTTGCAGCAAAGTCCTGATTGACTGTAACTTGTGTACCTGAGTCAACCGAAACAATGTAGGTGTTCTGATTGATGCCTGTGCCTTGAACTTGATACGTCGTATCAAGTCCCGCAGTCGATGCCATCGTGATCGTGCGAGCTGCGGTTGTCCAAGTGCCGGTGGTCGTGATGTATTCGGTGTAAAACGCGTGCGGTTTCGTCAATTCCCGCCAAGCGTGACGGCGCAGAAACTCGTATCCGTTCGCGTTCATTAACGCAAGTATTTGGATTACGTCCTGATTCGTGTTGCCTGCTACGCTTGTCGGGGTTGCAACGCCAAGCTCGTTAGTTACTTGCTGCACTAACTCCAGCATCGTTGTCGTTGACATTCTCTTTCCTCGGTCGGCCAGGTTTGCGCTGCTCCAATAGCATCGCCATCTGCGCCTCAAGTTCTTTCAGTTTTGCGCGGGTTTCTTCCAACTCACCGCTAGAAACCTTTTGATTCTTGTTCAGCAAGTAATTCCGCGCGCGTTCGCGCAATCCTACGCCGCCCATGCCAATCCGTTGAAGCTGATTATCGCTTGCCGTGGCGACTTGTTCAACCGTCTGAAACTTGAGAATCTGCAACTCAGCCAGTTGATTGTCGCTCAGTTCGTCGGGGCGGTCTTGAAACCAATCTTTCAGCGGCACGCCAATAACCGGGCCATCGCCGCTTTGCATCTGAAAATGCAGCCATTGCCGAGGAAACCGCTCTTTGTGGTCATCCCGAACCGGCTGGTCAATCACCGTGGTTTTGTCTCCTGGCACTACGATTCGCACAAACGGCTTTCCCTTGTAGGGGTCTTTCTCGTAGTTGTAAAACTCAACATAGAGTTGCGAATCTGCATTGTTAATATCTGAATCGAGTGCCATAACGTTCTCCTGTGGGGATTAGGTTTTCGTGCCGTTGATGCTGTACCACATACTGTTACTGACTGCGAAAAAAATGCTTGTATGGTCTTTGCTGATACTTGCCGAAGTTGTCTGATTGATCGTAGTAGTTGATTCGTACGGGTAGACCTTGAGCGTGCTTGCACCGCTGTTCGCAATGTAAATCACCTCCCCCATTTCGGTCGGGGGAAGTTTTACGCCTGTTCCCGATGCAACCGTGTCCACCGAATTGAACACGCTTACCAACTGCGTTGCGTCTGTTCTTGTCGATCCCGCAGCCGTGATTTCGTCTTTGCCATCCCCGCAAATAGAAACGGTGGATAGTTGACTGACACCCGAACCGAGAACCCGCGAAGGTATGCTCATTTAAATCCTAAAACGCGCAAATCTCGCTGCGGAATATGAAAAAAAGGTTCTTCAAATCGCACATTCTGAAAACCTGCTTCGGTCAACAACGCACCGATTTCAGCTTTAGAGTAGCACCAATGATGCCGCATCGTATCAGGTTCGGGCATTCCAAACAATGCTCGCCCGATCAAGTCATCATGCCGATAGCCCGCATTCCACAAAGCAATCACGTTATCAAGACACGGCATCTCAAGCGATAACTGACCGCCTGGCTTCAGCACCCGCCGCCATTCCAGTAAGGTTTGTTTCACCTTCAGGCGTTCGATATGCTCAAACAAGTGAATCGCAGAAATCTCGTCGGCATGGTCATCCGGCAAGTCAAGCTTTGTTACATCGGACAGCAAATCCTGATCCCCGACGCAATCGACGTTGATCCAGCCAGGCCAAGACCTGTCACCCGCCCCTAAATGGAGTCGAATAGCGTATCCCATGCCGCTCCAATCTGTTCGGGGGAATAGTGCATTTGGATGTATCGCTGACCTTCGCGTACCAAATCATTCAATTCATGCCTGTAGGCTTGCGAGAACTGCAACCCGCCCTTGACTGGCCCAAGGTAACAAAAGTGTCTGAATTCCTTGTTTATAACAATCTTACTGGCGATTACAAAACAACCCGCCATGACTGCGTTAATGAGTCGATTCGGGCTTTTGTAGGTTTCTTCGGCGTTCGGTAGCAAAACAATGTTGCTTCGGTGCAGCAGTTGTTCTTGTGCGCTGTTCGACCACGGCACACAATCGATCAGGTCATTCGGCCCTGTGCAGTAGGTCATATCGTACTTTTTCAACATTTGTTGATAGGGCAAGATTTCTTTCAGATTGCTTTGATGCCCCATCCACAAAAATTTGTTGCCGTCTGCGTGCGGTTGACCGCGTTGCTCCCACGAATCGGGGATTACTTGGGCATCCCTTTCCGCATGGCGGCGAATTCGTCGCGCCATTTCCTCAGTCGGACACACAACTGCATCAGCTTCTCGAGCCATTTCTTCATAAAGTTTCCCTAATTGCGGATGCTCAAAGTGGTCATCGCAAATATCGACCACCATTTTTACGCCTTGCCCCTTCATGTGATGCCAAAGCATTGCATCATCGGGGTGCGGCTTGGCAAAGACGGCTATATCCGCGCCTTGAGCATTTAGCCTTGATTTGTGTTTGCAATACGCTGAAGGCAGTTGCGCCCTCAATCGGTAGGATGCCATGTCAGCACCCCCGCGATGCAGCCAGGTTACGCTGCGAGCTTCCATGCGCTCCTAACCCGCAGGATTTCGGCTATCAGCCCGTCTCCCCGCGCTTCGATTGTAATGTCCGGCATCACGCTAAATACCAGTTGGAACTCGTTTGCCTGCTGTGCCATCGCCATGTTGCTTACAAACTTCTTGCGGTGCGGCGCTTCACCCACATAAATTTCAATTGTCTGACCGGCTTTCTCACCGGTAAAGCGTTTCGTCCCATCCTCGCGGATGCAAGAGTCATAGCCATACAGGATGAACTTGCGGAAGCCTAGCAAGTAACCGATATTGATAGCCCGCAGGCCGGAAGTCGTTCCCCCGCCTACTGCAAGCCTTTTGCCAATTGCCTCGCATTCAGCGTCTTGCGACCACGAATGCCAAAGCAGCACATTCTTGTCAGCAAGCCAGTCGAACATCACCGGCGGGCATCGGGATGCCACCATGTAGACCGTGTGATCGTTCTTTTTCTGAATGCAGTTAGTCCTGTCTCGTGGGTCTAAATCTACCCACAAATCAGGTTCTATGCCGTTGTCGCATAGGAAATCGTGTGCGCCCTTGATAGCGCAGATCGTCCTGCCTTGTTCGCGTTGTTGACGTATCTCGTCAACGAACTCAGGCATGGATGGGCCGCTCCCGACCAGCACAAGTGTTCCATCGTGCCGAGCGGGAGCGGGTTGTAGCTCCGGAAGTCCCCGCGCAAGCGCAGAGCGGATGTAAGCCGAATTTTCGTCGGGCGTACCGGCAGCCCGCACAGAGATTTCCAGTTTTTCCATTAAGTACCTGCGATGCCCGAAGCGATATGCGGGTAACCGGCAATACAGGTCACCGCAGTTGCGTTGGAAATCGAAGTGGTAGCCACAAGGCCAAACACCGCGCCACCCGAAACCACAGCATCATCAAGCACGCCAGCGGTTGCGGTGGTGTAAAGCGGGACGTTCGGAGCACAGTTTGCAGCCAGGTTAACTTGCACCTTGCCGCCCAGTTGCACCCAACCGTAGTAGCCGGAAGCGATGGAAGTCTGAGCGAAGCCCACACGCTTGCAAGTTGCTGCAATCGTCGTGGTCATCATCTGAGCTTTCTGCGTGTCATAAACGGCGACAGCAGCATAGGTCGAGATTTCGGACAGAGCTTGAACATACACGGCTTGACCGCCGTCAGACAGGTTAACCACCGTACCAGTCGTGAATTGCGAAGTCTGATCCACGTTGGTCAGGGTAACGCCTGCGGTATTACTTACGCTGAAAGTAGGCATATTCGTTTCTCCTTAAGCAATCAGCACGCCGCAGAACTGCGGGCCGCTGCTAGTCAAGTTACCGGCCCAACCAATCAGCTTAACGATTGCATCTTGGTTGACTGCTTGGCGCTCGCCACCGATAGGAACAAAGTTCCGGTCAGCGTGCGGACGGAACATCAGGTACTTGGTGTTCAAGAACCACATATGGTTTGCGGTAGCGGCAGAACCGATACCACCGTCCAGCACCACATCCGAAGCCATACCAGCGCCGAAGTATTTCAGCGAGGCAAAGCCAGCACCGGCCATCGACGAACCGCTATCGGTAATGCGCTGAATCGACTGGAGCGATTGCAGGTA